TTAGCCGAATCTTCAAATAATGTCTGATCCGCAAACCATACATAAGGGTAATCAGCACCTTTGGGTACACCCGAATAAAGATCAACACCCGTTCCTATATTACCGTTCAAAGTATCATAAAAATGCTTTAATATGGTATTGTCAGGTAGGTTCATCTATATTTTATTCTTAATAATCTTAATAATACTTGCATATTCCTTTCAAAAGTATGAGTAAGTACATAATTACCTACCGATTTAACGTGACCAAGCTCTACAAACTTCGCATATTCTATTGGACTACCAGCAGCAACATCTAAATCGCTTCGTGGTTGAAACTGTTGTAATCTATTTCCCTGTTCATTCGACATACTACCACTATGAAAGGCATCATAACTACCTAATAAAAGACCAGTAATCCACGGAAATCCAGGAAACCTTTTCACCTCATCGGCTGTTTTAAAAGCAGATTTTCGAAGTTCATCACGTAAATCATTCCTGATTGCCTTTTTTTCTTTAAGCAAGTTTTTTAAAACCTTATCTATTCCGCTATATTCTACTTTTATCACCTCTTTTTAAATCTCGTTAATTCTGCTTTTATAGTTCCTGTTGTTAAAGAGTTCTGTACACATTTTAATTGTAGCCACTTCTCATTAAACCCATCCGCATCAAATATTATCGTATCAGCAGCAACAGTCAATGTATCAGTGAAATTAAAATCATATAATACAAACCCTTCGTTTTGTGTGTTGCTTCCAAAGACACCAACAGTAGCATTTTTAGTGCCTGTAAACCCAGAATAAGACACCTGTAAAGACCAATCCCATGTAAACTGTGAAAAGTCTATTGTAACAGTTGTATCACTATCAAAAGTCCAATCGTCTAATAATATAGTGTCTTGTTTTGTTATTTGTCCGAAACTTACCAGACAAGTAAATAACATTAAAATTAATAACTTACTTTTTTTCATATCCTACCATTTTTAATTGTTTCATTTTTTCATCTTTATCTATTACTGAGTGAACCGTTATATCACGGCTATCGTATGTAATTAGACTTGTATTGTCTATTGTAATGTCATCTCTGTAATTTAAAGTAATCATATACGCTTTATCCTCCTGTTGCATGCCATATTGCAAAGCCACTTTACCGTCCATAGGCTTAACATTTGCCCAAACAACAGCAATAGTAGTCGGCGCACCTTCAGTTTGACCTCCCTGACTATCAGAAGTGCCATTAACCGCCTTAATAATTACTTTTCTATTTAATTTTCCTATATCCATACATATATGTGCAATTTAAAGCACTATATCCATTCATGTTTATAACTATCTGCTATTTGTAAAGCCTTTGCTGGCAATCTTAAACTCACATCACCATCACCCCTGTTAACATAACTATCGGCCACAATCATTAATATTGTATCTACAATAGCCTCTGGTGCTGTGGCATATCCTGCTACAAAAGTTATTTTTAATGCTTCATATCCTACTACACTACCTCTTGGAACACCATCGCCACCGTCTAAAGCACTGAATCTTAAAACATATTCTTTGTTTCCTTTCTTCCAGTAAGTAGAATTTAGCGTTAACTCAGTTTCATCTTCTTCAATATCTAATCCCACAATCTCAGTTATGGAAGTGTGTGGACTACGAGGTAAATCCAACTCCACAAAATCCTCCTCCTCATCAGTCCACACTATCCAAGTGGTCGAAGCACTCAAAGACCTATTCAACCGCCTTTCAAGAAATTCATGAGCCTGTTGAACCAGAGATGCAACTAATGTGTCCTCAACTGTATCAGTTCCATAATCTTGTTTAATATAATTCTTTGCAACTGCCGTCGTCACGATTGCGTCATACGCTGTCACTTTCTGAATCTGTAAGCTCATAATTTTCTTATATTTATTTCTGTTCCTTAGTCTTTTTCTCCAACTTTTCTTCTTTAGCTAGTAATTTTAGTGCTAAATTTTCTTCATACACCTGTCTTTTTGATTTTGCCTCATCAGGATCACTAATTTCAACAGCGACCCCCTCTTTAATAAATTTATTGGCAATATCAACTGCTATTCTACCAGAAACATGACCCTTTTTAATTCCTTCATGGTTCTTTTTAAATTCTACAAATGTTCTCATAATTTTAATTTTAAATTGAGGGGGTGGAGTTAAACACACCCCCGTTAAATTATTTCTCTCGAATCATATAAAATGGTGCAAGTGAAACCGTGTCATTACTCGTTCCCGTTGCTCCCCATCTAAAGTAGGGATACGGTGCAGAAGTAAATGTAACACTCAATCCCTGTGCATCAGGGACAGTTGTAAATTCACTACCTTGTCGAGCTACATCAGCACTATCAGTTGCATTAAAGTAAATAGAATTATCACTTTTCCATGTAATTCTCTCCCATGTAGTACCATCAACAGATCCCTGCACGAATGCAGTAAAATCTGAAGTACCACCTATCTCAGCAGATAAAACCTGCATGGTAAGAATAACACCTTTAGCAATCTTAACAGTAGAAGCAAAATAAACTGTCTCTGCTCCCTTTAAAGTATCAACAACCTGTGTTTGTAGGTTATTATAAAGTCTCTTTTGTGCATTGGCTGCCAACGCGAAAGAAACACACAATATTAATATAAATATCTTTTTCATAATTTTAAAGTCCTGCTATGATTACTGATAATTGACCTTTAACAAATGCAGTAGTATCTTGTCCTGACACTCTAAATGCTGCTCTTACAACACCTGTTATAGTTCTATAACCATAAATTGCATCATTTTCGTTCTGATCGTATATGTTAATTACAATACCTCCCTTAGTGTATATCTTGGCTTTGTTAAAATCACCAACATATATATAGTCCTGTGTGACGTTGGTATTTGTCACAATTCTTAGTCCGCTAATACTTAATGCGCCACCTTGAATCTGCTGGAACCTACCTTCGTTATCCTTTTCACTCATCATATTCTCATAATCAGTAGGATTCATCACACAGATATTAGGAATATAATTTGCATTAGTAACTTGCAACTTACAAGCCCTGATAGCATCAGGAGTGATAGGATCTGTAGTTGAAAATCCAGAAGGTAAAGAATAGGCGGTTACATATTCATCTAATCCACCAAGTATAGGAGAAACTCCACTACCTTTTAGTAAATCATTATCTAAAGACCTATCAATTTGGTTAAACAACTCTGAATTAATTTCAGAACGTATAAAATCAACATCATCCCACATTTCCTCACTTACCTTAATATAAGCTGCGGTTTTCTCTACTGGGGTTTCATAACGTCTGTAATCCATATCAAGCTGTTGGTAAACTCCACCTTCAGCAACAGCAGCAACAGTTCCTTCACGTGCTGTCCTTTCAATCCAAGCAATACTATTACTTGTAGTAGTACCAACTGGTATGATTGACTGCATAAATACAGGTCTATCAGGAGTTTTAGAAACACCAGGCTCTTGTTGAGCTAAAGGTATCTCACCTGTTAGATTTCCGCTTTCAGTCATATCACCAACGGTTTTCAGTTCAAATGTGAATGGTGCGCCTGTTTTTTTCTTATTCCATTCTTTAAATTTGTCAGATGTTAAGACGTCTTTAGTAAGTTGCTGATTGTTTTTTCTTGTTTCATTAATAGCAGCACCTTTTTTTACGTCTGTGGCAATTTTATCCAGTTGTTCTTGTAATGTTTTCATTACCTCTGAATCTTTACCATAAACCTTCTCCAAATCCTTCACTGCTGTGGCTAAGTCATCTTTAGACACAACTTCATTCTTTATTTCATCAAGTTGGGCAGTCACTTTTAAAGCAATATCTTTCCCAAGCTCATCAGAAAGTTTTTTAAAATCCTTTTCTTCCATTTTTTAATTTTTAAAATGTTTATTAAAGCTATCTATCATAAACTTTGAACTCGGCTTGAAATCGGAAGTGATTTTTTCAATCGGCTTGTCAACTTCAAGTGATTTTATCATGTCTGCAATCTTCATAGCTTCTAATTTTATGCTGTGAAAAGTCTCATCAGCATAATTACCTTTATATAGTTCTTCTATAAATTTTTCGTGTCTTTCTATTAACTCTAATATCATTTCTGGCTTATCCTTTGCTTTAAAACCCCTAAATGGTGTATCTGGATTAGCACCCCACGTCACAGTACTGCCCTCCCATAGTTTTAATTCATTTAATTCCGTGTGTTGACGTTTTCCGTTCTTATCCACAACATCTTTAGATGAAATTATATTAAAGCCTATTGAGTGTTCATTTAACGTGCCATTGGAATACATTACTAATACATCTTCAACTAATTTACGTCTTGTATCAAACTCGGTCTCAAAATAAAGTCCTATCTTATCTTCTTTTAGGGTTTTTGGCTTACCTAATATATCCCACGTGCTGTGTTGCCAAAGATGCATGATCCTATCTTTGCCTTTTACCCCATTTTCCCTTAACGTCTTTTTAAATGCACCTGGCATCACTATATCACCATCAGAATCTTTAACCCCGAAAGTAGAAAAGTACCCCGTTACTGTTTTTGAAGCAATATCAACATCTTTTATTACCCCTTCTCCGCTTACTGCTTTATAAAGTAAATTCATATCTTATATTTTATTTTTTAACTTTTTCGTACTTTATTCCGAAAATAGTGTCTAAATTTTATACATCAACTCAAAACAACTTTCGCAAATTACCGTGTTTGTGGCATTTAACTCATCTCTACCATCATTCAATACATGAGCCAACACTAATCGGTGCATGGTGCTATAAATCTGTTCACCACAACCAGAGCAAACACTCATATCGGGGTTTTCTTCTTCCCATTTGTAATATATTTCTAAATTTAATATCAATTTCATCGTTTTGCTCTAAATGAATGCGCGCACTTACAATTAACCCTCTCTTTTGCGGTTAGCGTGTATTGACCAGGATAATCACAGGTTTCACTACCTACTACATATTTTTGATCTCTTGGAATCTTTACATTTACACTCGCTGCCGTTGCATGGCTATCCCTTACATTAGAACCACCAGCCAGCCACGTCTTAACCATATCCAAACCTGAACTTATCGCACCCTGCATAGTACCCTGATTAGATGCACTTATAATTTCAGTCTGTGCTATCCTTCTGGCTCTCCAAACTGCCACTTTACCATACTGTTTTGATAATTCTTTTCTCATTATTCGTTGTGCTTTTTCAATACCATATCCTTGAGCTAATG